AGCAAAATCAGCAGCAGTAACGGTGCCTTTGCCAGTTACACGCGAGCCGATATACAGCTTGCTTCCAGCAACGGGATATACCTGTGCCATTGTTTTACTCCTGCGCCACGGGGGCGTCATCTTCTACCGGCGTGGCCGGAGTGGTTTTGCGCGACTTTGCCGGTTGCTTAGCAACTAACTCTGCCTCGCCTGTTTTCTCTTTGATGCCGACAAGTTCAGCAGCGCCTTTTGCCACATGGCCTAGCGCTTCGCCGATCTTCGCCTGAAACAATGCATCGCGTGCCATTTTAGCGCGTGCTGCGCAATCTTTGCACATATATCACCTCTAGCAGAATGTTTGCCACGGAATGCGAACCGGGCAAGTCCAGTAGCCGTTCTCTTCATACCCTTCGACAACTTGCGGATATGATGGCACGGATACGCACACATTACCGTATCGCATCTTTGTTTCATCGTTGAAATGGTCGGCAATCTTTCCGGCGATTTGATCGTATACCGAAACATCCTGGCCGAGCGGATGAACTAGCGTCACGATGATAAAGCCGGTGCGCTGGTAGGGTTTTCCATCACCAACAAACAGGCGCGACGGCGTGGCAGTTACGCGACCAATGCGCAGGTAGGGCAATAGTGACGTGCCGCTTTTTGGCGGCGTGAATACTTGGCTCGGATATGCCTTCTGATATGACGGCAGCAGCGTATCAATGCGCGACTTGATGGCCAGCCATATGCTTGTTTCGATGTTAGCTGCCATTGTTTCGGCTCTCGACTGAGTTCTGTAGTTCGCGGGCTGCTTTGGCGACCAAGTTCGGCCACTCTGCGATAGCGCCCTCTACGAAGTAGTTTCCAGGCTGATTATATACCCGGCCTAGTGCGTCAGCGCCTACAAATCCATAGTTTTGTCGGCGAGCATAACGGGCTTGAAGGCCAAGCCACACGGCCTGATCTAGTCGAAGTGTCGCAGTAACAAGGCCGACATTAGAGCCGGTAAATGGCCCATCTGACTCTTTAGGCATTCCCTCAGTCGAGGCTTGAGACGACTTAGATAGATTGGTTGTATCAACCGGCATTCGCCCGCCATTCGGCTTGGTTCGCGTCATTTCCTCGTCTAGCAATTCAATGGCGCGATTCCGAACCGCCTCCAGTCTCTGCGGCGTTTGCTTGGCCCAGTCGCCAACTGCCGCTGCGAATGATTTAGCCATTAGGTCAACTCCCCAGCGCGAGAAAGCGAATAGTTGCAGGCGCATCCGCAGCGGATGTTGTTCTTCGCCCCACCAGCCGGATCATGCGGGTATTGCATCACTGAGCCGTCAGACAGTACGAACGGCGTATTGAGTCCGCGCACGCTCTTTCTGTTCATCTCGATATGAGTAATACGGGCATCTCCACCGGGGCCGCGATTATGTACCCAGGTTTTTACCACTGCGCTGGCGTCCAGCCCCTGAGACTCTGCGGCCTGTTCCCATGATTCCTGTCTAGACCCCATCACTGCCGCGCTGGTTTCTGTCTGCGCGACTGTCTCCGCACGGGCCTGTAGCAGCGCGTTTCGATACTGTCTTATGCTGATATCGCGGGCATCGTCGGGAACTGCTGTGCCAGCATTGTAGGCAGCGAGAATGCGCTTCTCAGTCGCCGGGTTTACCTTGTATCGCATGGCCAGCTTGCCGTCACGGCCTTCTATCACCAGCGACTGCACGCCTTCTGGCGTCCGCATACCCAGCGAGACCTGTTGTAGTCGGTAGGCGCGCGGATTGTCCAATCCAAGTACCCCGCCCTGGCGCGTTCCATTCGTAACCCTGCCGCCCAACTCGATGGCGATAGTGCGCGGCCCGTCGCCTCGGGCATATCCTGCGGCAATGACGTTGCGCGCCACTTCGATCTGCTCATTCGTGAACCCCACCACCATCTCGGCAACGTTCTGCCTGATCCATCGTTCGGCCCGTGGGTTAGCCATGTCGAACCGAACGCCTACCGGAGCAATGCCGACCATCTGAATCTGAGCCATCGTCGAGGCGCCAGCGCGGGCATAGGCTGCCGTCATGGCAGACGAATACTCAGCCCATGCCGCTGCGTTGATGTTCAGTGCCGCCACCGCGCCGTCAATATCGCCAGCCTCCAGCCGTTGCAGCAGGAGAGGCCAGTTGACGCCTGCCTGTAGATCCACGACAGAGGCCATAAATGCGCGCTTAATCTCAGGCTCAAGCGTGCTGATCAACTGAGCGAACAGACGGGCCTGCGATTTAGTGGCGACGTTTACGGCCATGATCTATCCGCGAACGATGAATTTAACGGCTGAAGTCACCCCAGCAGCAGGGATCTTCTCTGCCGCGATAACATGCACCGGCACGCCATCAATCGACAGTGTGTCACCTGCCTGATATTGCATGGCCGGAGGCGCGCAAATGACCTGACGATCACTGGCCAGGATCACCGCGCCACCGACCTCAGTGCCGACTAGCCGGGAATCTACGCCACGCGCTGCGCCTTTTAGCGTCTCAGTCGTCACAGTAGGCGTCACAGGTTCCCATGGCGCATTTGGATTGGGCGTGCCTGGAGTAGAGCGAGCCAGAACTATGACGCCCTGGCCAAGTCCGCCCTGGCTTGTAGGTGCCAGCAGTTGCGCCGATACCTTAGCCATATCCGCGTAGAAGTCGGCCATTAGATCACCCGGAACAATGAATTGGCCGTGCGCTTATTGCTGCACAGCCACATTGCGACCATCCCATTGATGATGCTATCCGAGGGCATCCCAGGCGCCACGTCAGAGCCAGCGGCTTCAGATGCGGCGAAGAACTCGCGCTCGACTACATCGACCTTTTCGCGCTTGGTTTGCCGCGATCCATCCGTGCCAGTTGTCGCCCATCCCGGCGTTACAGCAGTCAGATAGCCAGCTCGATAGCTCGCATTGATCCATGCTGGCGGGATTAGGTCGTCAGGGACTAACTCGCCGTTTACCGTGTGATTAACGCGTGGCCATTCCAGCTCCTGCGAAAAACCTCCAGTCTTCTGACTGCATGCGAGCTTCCAGCCATATGCAGAATCGACATAGCTGCTGCCAATCGCACGCAGCACGGCAGGCAATGGAGCGCCCACAGGCAGCGTCAGCCCTTGAGAGGCCAGCCATGTAGCGAAGCCTTCATCCGTGCCGTATGCCATGGTTACGCCTCCAGCTTGGCTAGTTCTTCAGACAGGCGATCAGCAGACCAGCGGCCATCTGGCTTCTTGCCGGTCAACCGCTCATATCGTGCTGCGTCACTTTCTGCCGTCACTGTCGCTTTTGCCTTTTCAGGCTCGCCACTATCCAGAATGATAGAGCGACCTGCCAGCATGATATCGAGATAGGCCGGATCGAACTCAGCTTCAAGCGTGCCGAATGCCGCGATGATCTTCGGGCCGCTCAGGGTCTGAACATCAAACGGGCTGCCGACAAGGTTTTTGATTTTGGTCATGATGGCCTCTGTTCTTTCGCGTCAGTTGGCATATTGAAGCCCACTCTTGCGAATGGGCTGTGTATGCCAACTTACGGGATTGCCGCTGGCTCGCTGATACCATCAACGTAGAAGAAGGTCTTCTCGCTCATGATCTCTACGCCGCCAGTGCGGAAGATACCGGGCACCTCAAATTGCAGAGGGCCGGACTGGTACACAGGCAGGAAGCGGTGAGGCATAGGCAAATGGAGTTGCACCTCGTTGCGGTCATTGCGATAGGCGACCATGCGGCCAGTGGTGCCATTGGCAGCGCCAGTGCTCAGGTCACGGACGGCGCGAATGGTCAGCGGACGGCCAGTCTCCAGCGTGTAGAGGTTGTTCTCACGAACAAACGCCAGGATGGTCTGCATAGTGGTCGCACTGTACGGCGTGCTGGCGATGTAGTTCAGCGCCTCACGCGGCAGCAGCAGGGTGTCAGCCAGCGCAATCCCCTTGGTGTTGATGTCGATACCCATCAGCGCCAGGTTGATGTCGCGCATGATCTGCGCCGGGGTCTTGACGCCAACGCCGGCAGAGTTGACCCACAGAGTCGAACTGCCAGTGCCATCAGCCGGAGCGGTGACGGTCGGGATGCCCGCGTAGTTGATCAGGCCGCCCAAGCCCTTGGAGGCATCACCTTTCAGGGTCAGCTCATACATGAACTGCCAATAGGCCATGCGCGCGGCAGATGCTCGACGGTCGGAAAGGCTGGCGCCAGGGAAGCCCATGGTGCCGTTCACTTCCTCGATGTTGAACTGATAGCCGATGGCTGCCAGGTGATGCTGGCGGGTCTGCATGTCTTGCGACACGTCAGCCAGCGGCACGTCCTTGGCATAGCCGGACTGCCACTTGGCCTGACCAGTCATGTCGGACATATAGGTCATTACGCCAGGCGACCACTCCGGGCCTTCGGTGTTGACGAAAACCAGGCGACCATAGTCGAAGTCCGGGTAACGGGCCTCATATACGCGCTGGTTGATTTTGTACGCCTGGCCCTGTACGAAGCTCAGAGCCTGTTGATCATTGAAGTTCATGGATTAGGCCCCCGAGACCGAAAGAGATGGAACCGGACGGCGATAGCGGACAACGCCAACCTCACCACTAGAACCGGCTTCGTCGAACTGAGCGCCCGGAATGGTCACTACAGTGGCGGACTGAGCGGCGCCAGTCCAAGTGCCGTTAGCGGTGTTGAATCGCGCCTGAGCGCCACGGGTGACGTCAGCGCCCAGAAGGACACCAATCACGCCAGATTCACACACAGCCACGTTGTCGTACTGCTGGTAGGCATCGCCAGGATGCGGCAGGACGGCGGACGCCTCAGTGATACCGAGCACGTTGCGGCCATTGGTGGCGTCCAGCAGAACGCAGCTATCAGTGGCAGTGCCAGGCATTACCGGGACACCGAAAGCCAGAGTGCCGCTGCCTTCTTTGGTGCAGGTGAAGGCGTTCCACTCTTCCATGTTGACGCGACGGCCAACGGCATAGGCGGACAGCCGATCCTTATATTGAATAGCCATTAGTTGGCACCCCCTTGTTGATTACGCCATGCGTTCATGTCGGCGTTAGCTTTTTGCCATGCGTCCTGCATAGCGGTGGCCTGATCGCCTACGGTTTTTACGCCGGTAGAGATGGCATCAGCGACCGGGTTTGCCTTGCCAGCACCAGCAGCCAGCACCTTGAACATGCCGGAGATTTCGGCATCAGAGGCGTCAGCAATGGCGGCATCGCCCAACTTGGACTTGACGGCCAGCTTGCGCAACTCGGCATCCGACTTGCCGGCGACTTCGATAGCAGCATCCACGGCCTTGACCTGGGCGACCAGGGCAGAGCGGGCGGCTACCAGAGCGTCAACGTCCACGATGGCGGCGTCTTCAGCTTTCTTGAGCTTGGCTTTCAGTTCGCCAATCTCTTCGTCTTTCTTGTCCTCGGCTGCCTTTTTCGCAGCTTCAGCGTCTGCCAGTTTTTTGGTCATGGCGACCTTGTAGGCTTCCACGGCAGCAATATCGCCTACTGCGACTTGTGCCACGGCGTCGCCCAAAACGACGGGTTTAAGCTCCATATCGGAGGCTCCTTTTCGGGTTATGGGCGAGTTGCCCGGATCATAGTCTAACACGCAGGGAGTAACCCACGCGTCGCCTATTCTTGTATTACCTGCACGCGGATTATTATCCGGCAAGTATGCTACGTGATTAAAGCGTAATTCGCCCGCTTGTTTGAACTGGTATGGCGTACCATCTTCGGCAACGCCATCATGCGCGACAATTTCGACCGTATATCCGGCAGAAAGTGCGCGCGCGCCTGCGGCAACTTCCTTAACTGCGCTTGAGTCCATAATAGCCATTGGCGCAACTACGTGCTCACCCTCTCGACGGATAACGCCGCCAATCTGGCCAACCGTTAGTTGCTTCCAGCTATCGGCGGAAACTCCACCAGGCGGATGGCCGCGAGTAACTGGGCGTCCAGCAAGTGACATCATGCTCTTTTCGTTGAACACAACGTCGGGATCTCTATATACGCCGAAAACCTTACTTGCATCGTCACCCGTCAGGCCAAGCTCTGAACCGTAATAGTTCTGTACATTGCCGGCGCGGGAAACTTTAGCGTCGCCAATCAAGTAGCCGTCATTCGTAATCTTTAGGCCGGATGCGTCTAGCGTAAGGCTGTCTTTAAATTCCATGTTTATACCTCTGGAATATCATCAGGCGGCAAACCCTGCTCAGATAGATTTCCATATTTAGCAATGGCTTGATCAAGGCCTGGAAGAACGCCAAGTTCTGTAAGTTCGTTCGAGAGAGCTTCGCTCATTGCATCAAGCGGCAGAAGTTCGCCTGCATTGTTTCCTGCAATAGCACGGGCAGCCGATGCCGTCTTGCTGAACACGTCCGCACGCTCTGCGGCTGTCGATTGACGTAGGCTGGACCATTCGTAGTACACGTCAGCAGGACGCGACCCAAGCGCTTGAGTGATCAGGCATTCATCAAGAACGCGCATGGCTGGCCCGATATCGTTCTCCTGGGCCTGCTTGATGCGGTCGTAGTAGACTCGCTCATCACCATCGCCAGAGCCAGATAGGCCCGCCACAGCGCGACCGAATAGGCGCGTAACAGGCTGGCCAGCGGCACCTGCTGCGGACTCCTGAATCTTCATGATCAATTCAGGCGCGCCAGAGAAAGTGGCTGACTTCTGCTGATAGTCGTCTTCCATGTCGATGACTACGGCGCCGTTGATGCCCTTCATAGCGGCTTGATTCACAAGGCGACGGGACACCATTGCATCGGTCTGCGGGTTGTTCTCTGCCAGCATATCGGCAAAGCCCTTGAAGCGGAAAACATCAACCTTAGCTTCGTACAGCAGGCTGCTCATATTCGCCATGGCGCTGTCGTACTGCCGCACCGCCTCGATGGCACCCTCTAGCACGCTGTCGGCATTCCATCCGTCAATGTCTACGCCTACAGCGGTGGCATTGGCAGGAAGCTGGCGACCGATGAAAATGACAAGTCGGCTGGCGTGGATATCAACCTGAGCGCCAGCAGTTTGCAGAGTGTAGAATTCGGCTTTTCCGTAGTACGGGCTGGCGATATCTTTGATAACTTCTTTCGGGCGCAGAACTTGCGACGTGAGCACTACTAGAGAGCGGATCTCTTTGCCGGGCTTCAGTGGCGCGGCTTGGTCGGCCTCATCGGTGTTGATGTAGATGGCGGCGGCTTTGTACAGTCGCGCTGCGATTAGCGCCTGGTTGACTAGACCTTTGACGCCTAGCTGTTTCTCCAACGCTTCAATCTTGGTGATCTGCTCAGCAGGTGCCCGCCAGTTGCGCCAGTTGCGCGTCGCGTCATCTGCGACGTTATCAACGATTGCAGCGGCAAGCCAGGAACTGCGGTAGGCAGCCAGCAGGTCATGAGGCCGCATGTTATTTGCGACGTAATGCGCGTGGGCTGCTTTATCGCGGCCCGTGTTGAGGTTGGCCACGACGTTGATCAGCCCATCACTCAGATAAGTGCCTGCTGATGTAAACTGAACCCGTGGCTTATCTGTCATTACTGGACGCCCAATCTAAAACCGACTATTAGCCGAATAGTACATTAAGCGCAAGAATAGCGCCAATTTTCAATCGGTGTCAAAAGCCGCTCCATGAATAGCCTGTTTTGTTCGTCAGCATATCGTTGATTGCGTCCATGAGCGGATCGACCATATCGTCATGAGCCGCCATCGGGAATAGGCTCAGCTCGTTTAGCAGGTTGGACAGTAGTTCATGATTATTCGGCAAAAGAACATTGCCCGCCTCAACTTGTGGCGCTGCGTCATATCCTCGCGTCACTTTGTCTTTGCTTCGCGGAATGCCCTCTACTGGCACGCCTTTTTGTTTGAGCTGCTGAATAAGACCAGTTCCGCTAGCCTTGTCCTCTGGCTTCATCTTGCGCAGAGTTCCAGAGTGCGAATGGCGACACTTATCCCAAAATGCAGCGGCCTGGGTTAGAAGTTGCGGCGCCTCCCATTTCCCCCGGATCATATCCAACAGATATATCTTGCCATCCTTACCCTTGCCCCAGTGCTGGAACACGCTGTAGTCGTTTTCCTCGCCTGTTTTCATCGCGGTATCGGCGTAGATCATTCGATACTCGAAGTCGGGCAGAACAGACCACTGCTTGATCCATTCGTCACGGAATACGCCTCCACCTGCCGGGGTCGGTCGCTGTTGTAGCTGCCCAGCACTGGCATAGCTGCCCATGGCTTTCTTGTCGCGGTCTACAACTTCGCGCGGGAAGCGCTCAGGGAACAGCAACTCACCATCAGCCTTGCGCGGATCTTCCCATCCAATAGACGTGACGCACTTGCGTGACGGCTCGAACTCCATCGGCAGGCATAGGTGCTCATAGCCTAGATCGCTGGCCAGGATGTAGCCGGACGGGTCGCGCTCATGTAGGCGCTGCATCACCACGACGATTGCCGAAGTCTGCGGATCGTTGAGGCGCGTTGTCAGCGTCTCAGATAGCACCCGAATGGCTGTCTCTCGGTGCAACTGGCTGTGCGCCTTCTCCGGCGAAAGCGGATCGTCCCAGGCTATCGTGTGCCCCCTGCGCCCGGTCATCGAGGCTACTGCGCACGCCTGGCGAAAGCCTCGCTTCTCGTTCTCGAAATACAGCTTTTCGTTTTGGTCTCCGGCCAGCTTGATAGGCCACAGTGCCTGATACCACTCTGACGTAACCAGCTCACGCATTAGGCGCGCATCACGCACCGCTAGACCTTGCTCATGCGCCGCGCCGATGTAGCGATGCTGCGGCTGACCTTTAGGCCCCCAGAGCCAGGCCGGGTACATGATGCCGCCCAGTGTTGACTTCATGCAGCCAGGCGGAACGTTAACCAATAGTCGAGTTATCTGGCCAGACGCAAGCGCTTCGTAGTGCTCAGCCATGGCATCAACGTGCCAGCCGTGAATGTATTTGTCGGGGATGATGTGACGCCAAGCGCGGCGTATGAAGTGGCTAAATGATCGACGACAGAGTTCGCGCTCTGCCTCGATCAAGTCAATCGGCGGGAGATTCATCGGCAGCGGCTAGCAGTTCAGCCAGTGCGGCGGTCGATAGCTTGCTGGCGTCGATGCCTTTGGGCGACATACTCCGGTCACTTGAGCTGTGATCCAGCCTCTTAGGAGAGTCCCATCCTTGCATATCGGCAAGTTGCTTGATAGCAGTCAGCGGGCTGTGCGTCTTGATCTTGATGCCGTCACGTCCTGCCGTCAGCTCACTGATAACGGCCAGCTTCATTGGATCTTGCAGGGCGCTATCTTTGATCTTCCACGACGATTGAATAACCGGATTGCCGTCATCGTCCTGGCCAAGCTCATATTGACCGAACTCTACCAAGTCCCTTAGGTCGGTACGGGCGAAGTTAGAAAGGCGCTCTAAGGCCTCTGTGCGGCTCATTACGGCCTCAGTTACAGCAGCTTCCTTCATTGCATCCATGAAGGCCTTCACCTTTGGATTGCTTAGGAGTTCAGAGGCTGTTGCATCTGCTACCTCATCGCTCTTTGCAGTACCCCCAGCAGCGTAATACCCGGCCCGCTGCGTCATGCCAGCCAGCACGTTAATAGCCGTGCGCTGCTGCAATTCCGTGAGCTGATCGAATAGTGCTTTCTGCTCAGGAGTCATATCAGATTCCTTCGTATTCGTCTGAGCGCTTATTGGTCAAAGTCATTGCTCAGCCCATCCGATTCAGTTTTCGATCAATGCGGCGGCGCTCGATGCCATTGGAGAGTGCGCATAGCATCCATACGCCAATCCACATGATGCCGAACCCACCAAATACGATCAGGCATACCACCAGCAATAGCAGGTGAAGGATGTGAGATGTCTTGTATTCACCGCGGCGGGCGATCAGTGCGTGCATTTTTCCGGTTTCCATATCTGTCACTCCAGTAGTTGATAAAAGGTGCCGCTCTGTCGCCAGGTGCGCGGCTACACCCGCAAAGGGAAGGAAACTCTGCTGCGGAACGCAGAGAAAAACCCTGGCTTGATGCTTGACCCAGAGTCGCAGCAGCTTGGAGGACTGCTTCAGCGTTATTCTGGAGCCTTAATCCTGGTAGCGCCAGCATCCACGACCTACCCGGATACTTCTAGTGAGCATTGCCGTCAGTTCTCACCCGCTAGAGCGGGGCCACTGTGTCGTCTACGAGCCAGTCGCACGCAATGCTCAAACTGGCTGACGCGGCAGGACTCGAACCTGCAACATCGGAGTTAACAGCTCCGTGCACTACCATTGTGCTACATGCCAATTTGGATGCAAGGCCTGGATTCGAACCAGGGTTCTCCGGCTTATGAGACCGGCGAGATAGACCACTTCTCCACCATGCAACATCTGGTGCCCATCCTAGGACTTGAACCTAGTTCTGCCGCTTACAAGGCGGCTGCATCGCCATCTATGCTTGACGGGCGTAATTCATGTGGTTTCAAGGCGCCTTTCAACCTGACCACCCAGGCTCTCA